CCAGTCTGTGAGTGCGCATTACGCCCATTCTATCGCATTGAACGCGCGTTTTTCTGGCGTGAATGATTAGCTCTCCACCACCAACAACAATACCAACGTGGCGCGGCTCCCCAAGTTGGTCGAACGCCATGAAAACCACACCAGCATCTTTTTTATCGCAATGCTCCCACGCTTCAGACTGGATCTCGCACTCGAATCCACCAGCAATGTCATCATCGTGGTGATCATCAAGCTCAATGCCAAGCACATCTCGATAATAGCGCACAACCAGAGCCCAGCAGTCTATGCCTGACTCATCGTTACCTCTAACGCGATATGGCTTTCCAACCCAATGACTAATGAACGCAGCTTCCTTCACACCCCCTCCAATCCACTCCACTCGTCGATCCGGTAGATCTTCGACACGCCACGAGTCATGGTGTTTATTTTTTCCACCTTCGCCGTAACAGAGTCAACGCTCATGCTAATCCCTTCATTGCTGAGGTTTAGCTCGTAACTGAACATTGGCTTTGTCAGGTCTGCATCAGACCAGTGAGACATGGTTACTTTAACTGGCTCCTTGATGCGCATGAATGGCGGAATGCTGCGAATGGTGCGCTGCACTATGTCGCCTACAATCGGGCGAGCCATGCTGAAACTTGCCTCTGGCTGCGACTCACCATCTATTTTCGGATATTGCACCTCTACGTAGCAGGGCTGGTACTCGTTGCCAAGCAGGGTGATTGGGTCGTACTGATTCGCCACAATGCGAATGGTGTCAATGGATGAGTGGCTAAACTCGATAGTGTCGAACTCCAGCACAGTGGCCTTTGTCGTCCATATGGTTGCGTTATCTGGCATTACGCCTCCGGTAGTTGCTGGTTCATTACCAAGTCAAACAGGCTTCTCTGTGCGAAGAACTCAGAGTTAACCAAATCCTCATGGTCAAACCACCACTGAGGAATAGGAACTTTGCGAGCGATAGCAGTTGCCTGGTAGCTGAATACGTTGTGCGCCTCTTGCGTCTGCGAGAATGTATCTGGCGTGAGCTGTAGCGTGTGAAGCAGTTGGCCCCACTCGGTGTCAATCAGAAGCTGAAACTGATTGCGACCCATCGCTAGGCCGCTTCCGCTCATGCTGTAAAACCAGGTCTGAAACTGAGCTGCTTGGTCTCTGGTCATTCGCCAGGTAAGGTCATATGTAACTGGTGCGTCATTGTTGAGGCGCTTGACGTATCCCGGCCCTCGCAATGGTTGCACAAGCTGAAATGTCTGCGCCTGAGTGCGACTGATGCTGATGAGCGGCTTTGGCACTGTCGGCGGATATTGAACTATTGCCATGATGAATCCTCGTTTGTTGCTGACATTTTACCACGCATCATTGAGCCTTCCATTTCGTGCCAGTCGATGAAGCCAGAGCCCTACCAACACCCCCTCGGCGCTGACTGATCTGTTTAGCCACCTCTCCGATAATCACATCAAGCTGCTTGCCATCCATTGAAGTTTGCGTTTGCACGTTTTCATTACCGTAGTTGTGGATGTTGACGTTTTGCTGGAATCCACCTCCGCCTATTTGGTCGTTAGGGATAACCTTACCTCCGTCACCTGGAATCATGAAGTTTTTCCCGCCAGACTGGAATACCTCTGGCTTTCCACCCTCACCAACTCGGTACATCTTACCAGCATCAACTGGTCCACCGAACTCGCGAGCGCCTCCATAGCTAACTCCGGCAATGCCGGACGCAATCTGACCGCCAAGGGCTACAGCTTGAGCTATAGCGGGGAAGTTTGCAGGCCAAGGCAATGCTGATGCGTTAGCGATTGCAGTCTGAAGCTGCAAGGCGGCGTTAGCAATGGCAAAACCCTTGCTGATGGCAAACAGCGCCTTATACGCTCCAGACTGTTCTCCGGCGAAAGCGCCCGTCAAATCTGCCATGCCACCGAAGAAATCTGATGACGCACTCAATATCATTGAGTTTCTAGCAAGCTCAATTGCCGCTCGCTCATCGGCAGCCTGCTTGATGATGTTGTTTTTTGTGGTCTCAAACTCTTGCAGGCTGATTAGCTCAAGGTTGCGATACTCCTCAAGCTTGGCAATCTTCGCCTGTTCTTCAATGTCAATCTGCTCAAGCGGTGATGCTGCGTCGAATGCTACTTGCTTTACAAATCCCTGAGCCTCTTTTTTCTGAGCTTCAAGTCTGCCTTGTTGGGCAATCTGCGCCGTGATTTGCTTCTGAGCAAGAATTTGCTGTGCCAGAGCCTCAACCTGCTCTTTTGTAGCCTCCTTGTTTAGCTGCTGTTGTGCAGCAAGGCGGGCTGACTCGATACTGTATCTTGATGTTGCGCCTGACGCCTCATCAGTGCCAGCCTTAAGGTTTGCCAGCTCAAGGCGAAGCTGTTCTGTTTTCAGCTTTGCATCTGCAATTGCGTCGTTGTTTTGCTCTCTGGCTTTGGCCGATTTCTTGGCTGCGCTTTCGGCTTCCTTGTCTGCCTTTGCCGTCTCTTTGATGTTTTTAAGGTAATCGGGCTGCTCTTTTTTCTCTTCCGGTGCTTTAGTCTTTTTCTTGGCGTTGGCCTCATCTTGGTCTGCTATCTCGCCAAGTAGTTCAAGCCTTCTTTGCTCAATCTGTTGCAGCCTTACTTCTGCTTTTGCAGCATCACCAGCAAGCCGCCCCCTTACAGACAAGTCCCCATTGTTGAATGCTGAAACTGTTTCGTTTAGTTTTTTCTCTTCAATCTCTAGCTTTCTAAGTTCCTCGTTCGCCCTGATGATTGGAGTTGAATCCATATCAAGCACAACTTGGTCAATGCCTTTTGACAGCACATCAAGGAACCGTGCCAGGTTTTTAGAGGCTCCAATGGCAGAATCGACGCGACTAATTGCATCGCCAAACGAGTTTAAAAGCGCATTACTTGCCTGCGCAACAGTGCGCGGCATCTTCTCAAACTCGCCATTTACGTCGTCTACTTGCGAGTAGATAGCGCCAAGCACTTTCTTGCTTGTCAGCTCGCCAGCAAGCATCTGCGCTCGCAGCTCACTGAATGGGATCCCAAGTCCAGCAGCTATCTGGCGGCCAAGCTCAGGCATTTGCTCGATGATTGAGTTAAATTCTTCCGCTCGCAGTGTGCCGCCGGAAATTGCCTGACCAAGCTGACGCAAGGCGTTTGACATTTCTTCGGCGCTAGACCCGCCAACAACACCTATCTTTTGCAGAGTCTCAACCAGAGTCTGCACGTCACCAGAAGTCGCACCAAACTCTTTCAGTGTTGCGGTCAACCCCTCCCACAGCTTTACAGTATCGGCAACGCTGGAGCCAGTCTTGTTAGCAATGGCAACAAGGTTATCGAAGTTCTGCGCGGCGGTTGCTGCATCTTCCGAAAGTCGAGTGACGCGAGAGCGCAGCAGATTGAAACCTTCAGACAGCTTTTGCAGTGCGGCCAATTGCTGGACGCTGATTGCCGCCGCAACTGCGACGCCAACCTTTGTCATCGCAGTTGATAGCTTTGCGGAGGATGATGCGGCGCTGTTCATCTTGTTTTCCAGGCTAACCATCTGCTTTTCGTGGCTGTATCGACGTCAACGGTATAAATCAACTCGCCTGCGCTAGTAGCCATTATTTAGCCCCTTTCTTTTTCTCGATGTCGCGCATGAGCGCCATGTAAGTTTCTTTGTTCATGATGTCGCGATCTGGTTTCTTTGCATCTGGATACGCTTGGTCAATCAAGCGCTGAAAGCGGGTCATGGTGAGTTGCTCCGCCTCGGCAAGTGGCAGCTTTAACGCAGTGCGTGCTAGGTCGATGAACTCTGCCGGATTCCACTGCGGCACGTAGTCGCCTCCGCCATCTGATTTTTTTGTGCCAATCATGCCGTGCTTGAGCAGCGAGCGAGCCAGCGCGATGATGTTTTCAGTTGGCATCTTGCCAACTTGATACAGAATTTTGGTTCCGTGGTAGTTTGGCGCGAACCCGCCAAGCAGCCTGACCAATCCGCCATCATCCTCACTCTCATAGCACGAATATAGAATGTGAAGCGCAGCTTGCAACACTGACTTGTGCGCAAGCTCCAGCAATCTCGGCATAAACGCGCTAGGGCACTCTCGCAGCATACCTTCATACGACGCGCCATAGAGGTCTCCGAAGATGCTCACAATCTCGCTGGGCGAGCCTATGCGCGACAGGTTTTTGAAGCTGGGGCGGAATACCCACTCCGTGACTTCTCCGGTGGCAGTGTCGATGTGTTCCACCATGCAATCGCCAGACGTTGTATCTATGTGCATGAATCCTCCTGTGATTGCATGATTTTACCACGTTGGTATAATGAATCTGCGGCTAGGTCGGCCAACTGAAAAGGAGAAACCTCATCTCCCTGCCGCAATCCTCATGAGGTCACTGGAGGGGTGGTTATGACCAAGAAGCTTTCTAAAGAAGATGCTGAGAGAAGAATTAAATCAATTAGCAACATCAACTTCATTAGATGGGACTCCGAGTATTCAGGTGTAAAAACAAAGGCTGTCATGAAATGCTCTATTGATGGTTTTGAGTGGCTAGTTACAGCAAACAACCTGATACACAACAACAGAGGATGCCCGCAATGCTCTGGTAAAAGAAGGTGGACTGCAATTGAGAGGGTTAATCAGATAAACGATGGTGGAGTTGTTAGGTTTGAGCGTTGGCTTGATGGTTACTCCGGCACAAAATCCAGAGCTGTAGTCTCATGCGTAAAGTGTGATTATGAGTACGACGTTTTAATAACAAGCATAATTCACAAGAGAAGCGGATGCCCAAGCTGCTACGGCAAGATCAACAGATCGCAAGATGATTGTGAGAAATTTATATCCTCAATTGATGGCGTATCATTCGTTGGTTGGCGTGGTGAGTACAAAAACAGCAAATCAAGGGCGATCATAAAGTGTGACATTGATGGAGCTGAATGGAGTCAAACATTAACATCAATCACAAGCAAAGGTGCTAGGTGTCCGGAATGCAGCGGAGTGAAGCGATTCACAGAATGGCAAAGGATAGAACAAATAAATTCCGTCACTGGGATCTCATTCGTTAGGTGGCTATGTGACTACAAAAATGCAAAGTCAAAGGCTGTCGTTAGATGCGATATTGATGGTAACGAGTGGTCAGTAAGCATTGATAACCTACTTACAAAAGGAAGTGGATGCCCAAGATGCGCAAAGTATGGATTTGATGGATCAATATGTGGCTATGTTTACTTTTTGGTGTCACGATGCGGTTCGTTTGTTAAGGTTGGGATCACAAACAATATAAATGATAGGATTTCTTATCTGAGGCTCAAGACACCATTCGACTTTGATGTCGTTGAGTATGCGCACTTCAGTAAGGGAAGTGATGCTTTGGCGCTAGAGTCAAAGCTACATAAGATAATGAATTCAGCTGGGCTTAGTGGGTTTAATGGATGTACTGAGTGGTTTTTGTTTGATGATTATGCATCTTCGGCGCTAGGTGAGATAAGAAAGATAAACGGGGCATAAGCCCCGTTTTTTAAGGAGCCGTATCCTTAAGTTCGTTCATAACATTCATCTCCAGACTGTAAGTCGAGCCCCCATCATACGGTTCGCCTCGTTCAAAACTCGTCACCATGCCAAACAAGTAACGAGTGGTGAGCTGGGGGTGCTCGAACTTAAGCCACATAAATGGCTGCCCGTCCTGCTTTGTTGCATCAGGGAACACAATGGCATCCTCAAGGGCATCCATGTTTGCTGATGCGTCTAGCAAATAAATGCCGTCAACAGATAGAGTGTTCTCCTTGAACGTTACAAGGTACTCTTTGTTGAATTGCGGACTGTCACTCGAAGTTACATCGGCAGTGTCCCACTGGGCATTTTTTGTTTTCCCGCGAGTCCCACCAATGTGTAGGAAAGTGCGAGCCTTTACGGTGGCGAGAGCCT